CTCGTACCCGGAACGGTCGTCGCATCAAAGCTGTTGAGGACCTAGTTACGCTACTGGGCAACAACGTCATTGGCCTTTACGAGGAGTTTCTTCCCGAAGACACCATGCTTCCGTTGCGGTTAACAGGTAGCCGTGAAATCCTAGAGGTAACTCGTGACGCACTCCGAGTGCGAGATCAACGCGACCCCAACGAGGGCCCAATGGACTATGACTATGCTGCGGTCCCTTACTCCCCAACAGAGAACCACTCCTTAATTCAACTACAAAAAGTGCAACAATACATGCCTTTGCTTTTAGAGTCACCTCAAGTTGATAAAGAGAAACTGATACTCAAGTTGCTCGAATTGCTGGAGCTAACCGGCATTATGCAAGACACGCCTCCGCAGCCCGAGATGCCCGGTATGCCAATGCCCGGTATGGAGGGTATGCCGATGCCCGCACCTCAAGGGCAGGATACACTAACAACGGGGGGTCTTCCTCCTGGTGTAGAGGAGCCTCCCCAAGTGCCCTTACCTGCAGGTGGGGCTGGATCTTCGGCACCCGTGTCACCACAAAGTATGTTACAACAGATTATCACTCGCAACCAATAGGCTGGAGAAGTCCCGATGGCTACCGCAAAAGAAATGAGAGACAGTGTCGCTGACAATGCCTTTAAGACCGCGCCGAAAGAAGAGGTTTCCATAAAAGACACTCTGACTGTCGATGAGCCCCCTGAGCTAGAGCAGTTTTACGGGAAAGGCCCAGGCAAGAACTACATCAATCCAGACGGGGACCCGTACTCGTACCGGGTGTATGACGATGGCTCGATCGAGATTATTGCTGGGCCCAGCGGAGTCGGTACCATCCTGACGGAAGGTAAGATGCACGGGGTGATTAAAAAAGAGTTGCTCGGCGCAGAACCTACGCCAGAAGATGTGGCAGAAATGGAGCGACTTAGCTCACCTGCCCCCGAGATCGAGATACCTATCCCCGAGATCGAGGAGCCTGACGCTGCCATGGCATCGCTAGAGGGCACAATGCCAAACTATATCGCTGACGAAGAGCACCTGGGGCAACTGCGTGAGGGTTTTGAAGAGAGCCTTCCTCAAGAAGCTTTAGCTGAGCAAAGCGCACTAGATACAGCCGAAGCAGAGTTAATGGAAGAACCCCTACCCGAAGAGCCCCCTAAAGAAGCACGGGGGATGACACCTTTTCCCAGTGGCGGGATTGAAAAACTGTACAATCTAGCCAAACGGCTTCTTGCCGAAGAAAAGGCTGCCAGCTAATGCCTATCTATGATGTCAGATGCACTGCGGGATGCGGCTACTTCGAGGACGTGTTTGCCTTACTGGCTGACGCCGACGAGATGCTTTGCTCGGAGTGCTCCGAGCCGGTGGTCAGGGTTATTAGCCCAGTTAGGACGATAGGGCCGACTTTCTCTAAACCTTTAGAGGTTAAACAAATTGGACGCACCTTCCATAGCGAAAGTGAGTGGCGTACTTACCAAAAAGAGAACCCTGATGTTGAGATTTTAAGTGCCTCTAGTGGTGCTTGGCGAAAACACAAGGATCAAGCACGAGAGAAGCAACATAAGAAGGCAAAATCTCAAGGCTTTCGGGACCCTGAGCACATGAAAAATTCCGCAAACCCTTGACGTTGTGTTTATTTTTTAGTAAACGAATACTGGAGATCTCGTATGCCCTACGAAGAGAAAGAATCGTATACTACCGAGGAAATGGCTGACTATATCGCCAATGAAGCCGGAAGCGGGGCTGAGCTTTTGCAAATGCTCGCCTCACACGGGTTCCAGTTGTCCTCGGGGACACCTTCAGCGGAATCCCCTTGCGAAGAAGCCGCAGAAGAAATGGTTGAGGAGTCCGAAGAAGCCGAAGAAGAACCGGCGATGATGCTTCCTCCGATGCCTGATATGGTTCCTAAAAAGAAACCGGCTGGGCTAGACATCGTGGCGCTTCGCGTAGGTGCTTCTAAAAAAGCCATTGACAAGCATAAGGGAGGCTCAGATGAACGATGACGCTTTGGAAGGGGGGGCAGTAGCCGAGGTCGAAAGTTCGGTCGTTGAGGCTTCTCCCGTCTCTGATTCTCCTGTTGCAGACGACGGTGCTGCCTCTTCTTCCTCCCCGTCGACTGAGGTCGTTGATGCGCCTGAAACTCCTAATTTTCCCTCTTATGATGATTTCGGTTGGGATAATTGGGCTGGAGAGGTCTCGAATCTACCGGAGATGGTCCAACCGTGGGCGCAAAGGGTATACGACCAGCGCCAAAGCTGGGTGGACAGCAAGATTGCGGAGAGTACCTCTGAAGCGGATCGTGTAAAAGAGATATACAATGCTCTACTCGATGGGCATGATGACCCTCGTTACGGCGAGCTAAATACAAAACACGAAGCGCTACAAAAGAAATTTGATGAGTTGACAACTTCTTCGACAACGGCGCAAGAAGAGTATACGGCTTTTAAGGCAGAGATTGACCAAGCGATTGAGCAAGAAGCGAATCGTTATGCCGACTGGTTTGAACGAACTCACGGACATTTATTCCAAGAACCAGCCGCCGTCGAGAAAATGGATACTCTCCTGAAAGAAGGCTGGGAAATTGATTATGTACCAGCGCTTGTGGCGTTGCCAGATGAGGTCATCGCGACAGCGACCAAAGCACTAAAAGATGGCGTTCCGGCTAAATATGCTATACAGTTAGCTCAACAAAATGTCCCAGCTAAAACTGCCCCAGCACCGCGTCCAGCGGCGAAGATAACTTCGGGTGCCACGTCAGCCCCGGCTGTCCCCCACCAGCTAAAGCAAAACAAAAACCAAGTAAACACTATTGATGACATGAGGTTCAATGCGGCCCAAAACGCATTTAAGCGCCACTCCGGTGGTAGGAGGTAACTAAAATGGCTATTAGCCCTGACGTACTCGCATCGGCTCTGCAGGAGTTAATGCCTGGTTATTCGGAACTATTCACCAAGTGGCACCCAATTCTTGAGAAAGTGGTCACCAAGGGGAACATCGATCGTGATGTCCTTACGGGCCCTTATCGGGAATTCGCTGTTGTCACTGACGGTCCTGGTACTGTTACCCAGATCCTTACCGGATCTGAAGTAATTGCCGGTGGGCGTAACCAGAACGCGGTACGGGGCGACACATTCGCACCTCGTCTGATTTATGCGTTCGACGTTCCTGGCAAGGACCTTGCTGAAGCAAACGGCGCCATGGACTTGGCCCGCATTATTCAGCATTACCCAGAGTTGGCTCTCGGTGATTTCCACGAGCGAATTGCACGTCAGATCGCAGTCGGTGACGGCCTAGATGTTGGTGGCTTCCTCACCCTTAACGGTGACACTACCTACAATCCAAACGGTACAGCCCGAGCCGGTGCCCTGGAGTTTGCCCCAACAACGGGTCAGACCAATACGGTTTTCAACCTACCAAAGCCGGGTACGGCTGGCTGGGTAAACCAGTATGGTAACATCACGTCGTTTGCGACTAACGGTCGTAGCGAGATGCGTCGTGTGTACTATGCGGCATCCCGTCAAGGCAAGACCATGGGTCCAGTTGACCTGCTTCTCGGAGACGAGAACTCTTACCTCAACTACATTGAAGATCTGGATGACCAGGTCCGCGTAGTCAAGGTTGAAGGCGACAAGGCCCCTGCTCAAATTCGTCAGGGTGTTAAGTTCCTCGACGCAGACTTCTTCCTCGAAGATGCTCTTGACCCAACGGCTGCTGCCTTCACTGACCCCAACGCACGTCGCGGCGTCATCTACATGATGAAGTCAGCTTCGTGGTATACCTATACTCTCGGGCATGATGCCTCGAAAGAGACGAAAGGCGACTTCGCCGTTCGCGGGCCTTTCCGTATCCCAGAGCAAGACGTTTTCCGTTACGAAATCGTTCTTAACATGGGTATGCACACTAACCAGTTACGTTGCAACGGTGTCGTTGTCGGCGGCGGAACACCCTAATTAGGGTTCTTAGGAGGTTATTATGTCTGGAGGACCAGGAACAGCAATGGGGATCAGCGTTACGCTAGTAACAGCAGATCAACAAGCACCCTTAGGTTTTATTCATAC